GAGGACAACTAAATGAAACTTATCAGACGCACATCCTTTCATCAATTTGTTACATTAGACTCACCAATTAATTGCTTATATGTTAAAGTAATTGATACAAAAACAGGACATAAAGTAATGGTCAAAAACCCACAATTCATCCCCAACTGATGTATAATAACTATAAACATGTTGCCTCAGTTTCTGAACAAACAGTATGGCAAACTACAAATCCTCATTGGATAGTTAAGGAGTATTTTACACCAGAAGAAGTTAACACATTACTTGCATTATTATCCATTCCCGATTATACTAAAGATGAAACAGATCTCTATAATAAGTTACACAAATTGTTATGATATTTCCCTTAGACACTTACATTCATTTAACACAATCTCAAAAACCAATGACAACGAAAACAGCACAAGATTACATCAATGAGATTAACATTCAAAGACAAAAACCATTAGAAGAACAAACAAATGATTTGATAAATGCAGTTGCTATATTCTTAGTTGCATTAGACAATTACATTAGAGAGGTATAAGAAATGAACAACAAATTAACCCCAGAAGAAGCACAACAATTGATGAATGATTTGATGGATATTTGTGTACAACAGTCATCACAATCAGTAGGTCTATTAGAGGTAATATTAGATCAGTATTTGTGGAGTTTAGATGATAGTGAAGTAGATCAATTAAGAGAGATATTGAGTAAAGAATTCCAATACAATTAGATGTCTTTAAGAGATATAATAGGAGAACCAAAAAGAGATTGGACTAATAAAGAGTGGTTACAATATGCACAGATAATGTATCACTCTCCTTGGATAGATGTTGTGGAAAAAGAATATTGGAAGGATACAATAAAGAGACTAAGTAATCCACAGTAATCACACAGTTTTCCACATTTAGTAGAGTAATCTGTGGAAAACTAACATAAATGCCTTTGAAAATGCCCTTATAAATATGTACCTGTTGTTTATAAGTTTTCCACAAGGGTGTTAATAAGTGCTGTGTAATTGTGTGATTAAGTGTTAGTTTTGTAGTCATCTTGGCGAGCAGATTATAACACAAACTCTCCGAAATGTACAGACCCACGAAATAACACTTAATACCCCACACAGTTTTATTCACAATCCGTCATAAATACGCATATTGACTTGACAGTTTTCCACAGTCATTCTATAATACAATAGTAACACTAACCAACACCTAATCTCTCATGTCTTCTTATCACATAGTAGAGACACAGAAAAGATATAGAATTACACTAGATTTGTCAGTTGAAAGTGACTTTAATCCTCATGATATTGATTTCGAAAAGTTATTTAAATTGAATGGTGATTACGAGGATGTTTCTGTCTACGTAGAGGACTTAACTTAACAGTCCTTTAGTGTTACATAGTAGACACACAGTTATTGACAACGACTGTGTGATATGTTATGATAGTTAAGTAACACACAGTACACGCACAGTTTATAACACTCATGCATGGTCAATTAGCGATGCGTTGATGATGCGTATTGGACAGGTATTTGATGCCTTGTGTGTTAGGCGGGCGGCGGGCGTTGTTAAAAAAGCAAGAGACCCTAACCTACAGAGGCGACAAATCGAGAGAGATATATCAATATGTAAAAATTTTTGGAGGCCAGAATGAGTCAATTTAGATCCACAAATAAAATCTCACCCTATTGGAATTTCAAAAGAGTAGTGAGTGCTGGGATATCAATTTATGTTGGTAAATGGTTTATTATTACGATGCTTATGTTAATATATTCACGTTTATAAAAAAAAATTGCTGTGACCAAAAAACGCCTTATTACTTTTTTATCTTATTATGTTTGATGATATATTTGCTATTAAGGTTGCCCGAATAAGGGTAAGTGATTGGGAAAAGAAAAAGAATAAAATATTAAAGAATGCAGGGGAGTTAATACATGAGAAACATCCAAAGGGAGAATTTTTAGAGACAAATTTTGCGGAAGCCAAAAGATGGGATGATAGGATGAATGTTATGGAGATACTCGACGATGAACTAAGTGAATTTATGATAGGATGTGGGGGAAGAGTATTACTAAATGGGTCTTGGTTAGAGAGGAGTACTAAGGGTATGTCTCATAGTATTCATAATCATGGTGCATTAGGATATTCTGCTGCCTGTTATGTTTGCTATGATTCAGAAGTACATACGCCTACTCAATTCATTGCACCATTTAATAATCCAATTGATGGTATGGTTACTCAGTATGAACCAGATGATATAGAGGAAGGAGATCTAATATTATTTCCATCATATTTACATCACTATACAAAACCTAACTTATCAGATAAGGAAAGGATTGTATTATCATTTAATTTACATTGTATTACTACATAAAGAAACAGAGGTTTTATGCAAGAGTTTGAAGATATAACTTATCACATATATGCAAAAGATAGATGTTTATATCACAGTTTAAACGAAGAAGAATTTGAAGAGAAGTGGCAGTTATTAAATGTAATGATAGAGTTAATTAGTAGTGATTATAATAAGGATGATTTATCATATACTAAGTTATCTGGTAAAGTAGGATATGGAGGACCTGGGAAAGTATTATATACAGAACCAAGTGGTGACCATTCTTTTTAGGTAATAGGATATGAGTTTTGATAATTATGGTTCAGATTTCATTGGAGTTGTTCCTCCTATTTTTAAGTATGAGAATGCATCTGAATTAAATCCTAGATTATATGATATAATTTCTAGATTTGAAAGTTTTCCTGTAATTGGACCTAATGGAGAATCTGGTGGATCTAAAAGTGCTGAGGTTAATTTACATAAGAAAGGTATAGGGGAAATTAATGTATTGTTATCATGGATTAATGAGTTAATACCAAAGGTTGCACATTATTATTCAATTCCAGAACATATTCCATTTGATAAAGAAGATTATATAGATGTTATTGATCATGGGGGAGGGAAGTATAATTTTAATATAGATTCATTTAAGTTAGTACATTGTTGGAGTGTATTGTATAATAAGGGAGATGGTGTAGAGATTCATAATCATTTTCCTTATGCGATATCTTTTGCTTATTATGTTAATACACCTAAAGGTTCTTCTTCTATAATTATTGAAGGAGAAGAGATAAAACCAGAGAGTGGGGAAGTTATATTTTTTCCTGGTAATGCATTTCATAGTGTTCCTTTGAATAATGTTAATGGAAGATGTGTTATAGTAGGTAATGTAATGTATGAGAATATACTTGACGAATACTAAATAAACTGATAAAATAAGCTGAAGCGAGTATTTAAAGTATGGCTAAAGGATTTAAAGTAAAAACTGTTGCACCAAAAACTAAAGAACCCGAATGGGATATTGATGCAATTAAGGAGCGAATGAGAGGAAAAGCAATTGTCTTCTGTTTACCTGGAAGAGGTTGTTCTTATATCTTCCTAAAGAATTTTGTACAATTATGCTTTGATATGGTACAAAATGGGATGAGTATTCAAATATCACAAGATTACTCATCAATGGTAAACTTTGCACGTTGTAAAGTATTAGGTGCAAATGTACTAAGAGGACCAAAGCAAATCCCTTGGGATGGAAAACTCACATATGACTACCAACTCTGGATTGATAGTGATATAGTTTTTGATACATCGAAGTTCTGGCAACTATGCGATCTAGCTCTTCCCGCCGAAGGTAAGGGTGATGAAAAAGAGATTGCTGCTGGTTGGTATGCTACTGAGGATGGATCAACTACTTCTATTGCTCACTGGTTGGAAGAGGACGACTTCCGTAAGAATGGTGGAGTAATGAACCACGAAACCGTCGAGACAATGGGTAAGCGTAAGAAACCATTTACATGTGATTACACTGGTTTTGGATGGGTACTTATCAAGAATGGTGTTTTTGAGAAACTCGAATACCCTTGGTTTGCTCCTAAGATGCAAGTCTTTGAATCGGGTGATGTACAAGACATGTGTGGAGAGGACGTATCGTTCTGTTTAGATGCACAAGATTGTGACTATGAGATCTGGGCGGATCCTCGGATACGTGTAGGGCACGAAAAAACTCGTGTTATTTAACTATGGGATCTATTAAACATATGGCGACAACGGAATTATGGGACCTTGCTTCTAAGGTCCTCACCGAACTCTCTCGAAGGGATGAAGTCTCTTATAGGATAAAAGCAACGGATGAGTCATTTGCGGAGAAACTCGCGTCTCTTACATCATGACTATCGCGTCGTGGCTCGGTTTATTCTTTGTTGTTAGTGTATGTTACGGCATATTCTATATGAATCTTTATAATCCACATTAGGAGGTATTAATGGCTAAAGTTGGTGGTGGTATGGTGTTGTCTGATTACATTCAAACAACACCGAAGAAAACTCGACAAGGGAACGGAAAACATACCAAAGTATCCGCGACCTCTCGTAACAAAAAACGAAAAATATATCGGGGACAAGGCAAATAATACCTATAGTGTCTAAATAGCATCAAAGTGTGCATTTAGACACTTTTTTTTATCTAATCGCAAACAGGGGAGTCTCAAATGGAATCCAAAATGCTTAGAGAGATCGCACATGATGTTCTAACACCTAAAAAAGGCGACAAAATAGAAACATCCCAAGATTTTTACGAAAGATTGGACGATCCAGAGGAGGATAATGCCTTCGATATTGAAAGTTATGAGGTTATTACGGAATACCGTTAGAAACCTTAATAAATAAGTTATATTCTTATATAATTGTCATATGCCTGCACAAAGGGTAACCAAAGCATTTAAAGATGTAAGTATGTCATTTAAGTATAACCCCTTAAGTGGTGATTTAATTGCTTTGAAGAATGAAAATGCTATTTCTCGTTCAATACGGAATATAGTAATGACTACTCCAGGCGAAAAGATTTTTGATCCTAATTTTGGTTCTAATATTAGTGATATTTTATTTGAAAATGTAGATGAAGTGTCTGCTATTTCAATTCGTGACGAAATTGAGAATTCTATCAAGAATTATGAACCAAGGGTTGAATTAATAGATGTGATTGTTGATCCAAACTACGATAATAACCAATTTGATGTATTAATTGCTTATCAGATCGTTGGTATTGACCTTCCACCTACCCAATTAGAATTTGCGCTGCTCCCAACAAGATAAATGCCTCTTTTAAATTTCACAAGTCTGGATTTTGACCAGATTAAAGATATACTCAGAAATTATTTACAAGCTAATTCGAATTTCACGGATTATGACTTCGAAGGGTCTAATTTGGCGGCAATTTTGGACGTTTTAGCATATAATACCTACATTACTTCATATAATGCTAACATGATCTCTAATGAGGTCTTCATTGATAGTGCAACTTTAAGAGAAAACGTTGTTGCACTTGCTAGAAACATCGGATATATCCCCAGATCAAGAAAAGCATCCACATCAAAGATTAAATTCACTGTAGAACCAGGTATTACACCTCCACCATCAACTATAACACTAAAAAAAGGACCAGTTACGAGTACTGGTAACCAATATGGTGGTGATTCCTTTGTTTTTGGTATAACTAAGGACATTTCTAAACCAGTTATTGATGGAGTTGCCTATTTTTATGATGTAGAGGTGTCTGAAGGCACACTTGTTGAGCAAATGATGGAATTTAAGTCAAGTAATGCTAATCAGAGGTTTATTTTATCAAATGCAGGCATTGATCTTGAAAGTTTACAGGTTTATGTAAGACCAAGTTCAACTTCTTCACTATTATCCACGTATACTAGACAAGATAGTCTGTTTGATGCCGCAAGTTCGACTGCAATTACTGGAAAATCGCTTATATACTACATTCAGGAGATAGAAGACGAGCAATATGAGATTATTTTTGGTGATGGGATTTTCGGAAAGGCACTAGAAGACGGAAATATCGTTGAAGTTGCTTATATTTTAAGTAATGGGTCCGAAGGAAACGGTGTTTCTAATATGAGTTTCAGTGGAAGACTAACTTATAACAGAAATGCATTAGAAAATGTCGTTACAAGCGGAATTTCATTAATTACTGCCAATAATCCATCGAGTGGTGGAGAAGAAATAGAGAGTATTGACTCTGTTAAGAAGTATGCACCCCAAATTTATGCTACTCAGAACAGAGCATTAACTGCAAATGACTACGAAATTCTAATTCCTGCTAAAATTTATCCTGAAACAGAGTCAATTTCGGTATTTGGCGGTGAAGAATTAGTTCCACCACAATATGGAAAGGTTTTTATTAGTATAAAACCCCGAACAGGTGATTTTGTACCTAATGCAATTAAAGAAAACATCAAAAGAGACCTTAAAAAGTATGCTGTTGCTGGAATTGTACCAGAAATCTTAGACCTTAAGTACCTTTATCTTGAAGTTGATAGTAATGTTTACTACAATTCAAGTCTTGCTCCAAATCCTATGTTCGTTTCTTCAACGATAATGAACAATATTAACAAATATGCTCAATCAGCAGAGATGAATAAGTATGGAGCAAGGTTTAAATACAGTAAATTCTTGAAAATTATTGACCAAGGACATGAAGCAATCACTTCTAACATTACTACAATCCAAATAAGAAGAGATTTGAGGTTAGCAATCGACCAATTTGCTGAATATGCAGTCGATTTTGGTAATAGATTCCATATTGCTTCTATGGATGGATATAATCTTAGGTCTAGTGCCTTTAGAGTACTGGATTTAGAACCCGAAGTTTACTTATATGATGTTCCAAATGCTGATAAAAAGACCGGAAGTATTAATTTATTCTCTTTAGACTCTCCTGGATCGACTACTCCAACAATTCAAAGACAAAATATTGGGTTAGTTGACTATACAAAGGGTCGTATTACGTTAAATCCAATCAACATTACCTCTGGAAAAGAGAAAGATAACCAGCAAATTCTGGAAATTTCAACAATTCCTGAATCAAATGATGTTATTGGATTACAGGATCTTTATTTGCAACTAGATAGTAGTAATGTAGAGATGATTGTTGATGAAATTGCCTCTGGCGCAGATCCATCAGGTTCAACTTACACTGTTACCCCAAGTTATAACAAGAGCAAGATTGTAAGATAACACATGGCAACCAAAAGAGTTCAACTTAACAAGATTGTAAGGGATCAGATGCCCTCTCATATTAGAGAGGACAACCCTTTAGTTGGTGAATTTTTAAGTCAATATTATCAGGGCCAAGAATATCAAGGTGGTCCGTTAGATATAATTCATAATCTGGATTCTTATATTCAGTTAAACAAGTCAGGAAGTCTTGTTGGATTCACAACAATTATGAATCCGGTTGGACTATTTGATACGGAAATCAGTGTTAAGAGTACTCAAGGATTTCCAGATAGTTATGGATTAATTCAGATTGATGATGAGGTTATTACATATACAGGAATAGGAACTACTGCATTTAAAGGATGTGTTCGTGGTTTTAGTGGAATTACTTCATTCAGAAACCCAGATGAACCTGAAGAATTTATTTTTACAGTTTCTGCAGCATCAACTCATGCAGTTGGAGTTGGAACTTCTGGTGGTCAAGTATTAAATTTAAGTTCAAGATTTTTAGAAGAATTTTTAAGGAAGTCTAAGCAACAATTCTTACCAGGATTCCAAAAAGATTTAAATCCATCACTAAATCAAGCTCAGTTTATTCGACATTCGCAAGATTTTTATAATGCCAGAGGAACTGATGAAGGATTCAAAATTATGTTTAAAAGCCTCTTTAATGAAGAGGTTGATATCATCAGACCAGCAGATTATGTAATCTCACCATCTGATGCTAATTATAGGAAAACTCGTGATATGATCGTGGAACCCATTCAGGGGGACCCGAATGACTTAGTGAACAAAACGCTCTTCCAGGACCCTGTAGAGAACCTCTCACGGGCATATGGACCTATCTCTATGGTAGAGAGGATTAGGGTTGGTCTTTTAACAGATACTTATTATAAGATAAGTGTTGATGCGTCTTTTGGTACTAAGGATGGATCTACTGAACTACTATACGGTACATTTGGTGTACATGCTAATTCTAGAGCAGTTGGATCTGTTAGTGTAGGGCAGACATATATTGACGTTGATTCTACCATTGGATTTCCCCAGAAGGGTGGTTTAACCTTTAAGTATAAAAATGGTACTACTGGGATATGTACATACTCTTCAACAAATATTACTCAGTTCTTAGGAGTCGCTGGAATAACGACTACAATCAAGAATACAGAACCTATTAAGCAAAATGCCTTTGCCTATGCTTTAGGGCAAGCAGACAGCACTGCAGGGGTCTCTACGGACGGTTTAAGAGTAAGAATCACATCAGTACTACATGACGTAGAAGTACCAAAGACCTTTTATCAGAAGAAAGGATCTAGGATTAAATTAAAGTCTTTAGGAAAGGTTGCACATATAGATGATCATAAGTCAAATAATTGGATTTATAATATTTCACCAAGATATAATGTTAATACAATAACTCTACAAGATGCTTCTAACAATACTTATGAAGTAACAACTGAGGATTTCCATCGAATTAGAATTGGTGATGTGTTAACTGTGAACACTAAGGATAGTTCATTAGACACTACCTATACTGTAACTGACGTAATGAGTAATCTCATTTTACGTATCAGGGGTGCTGCTATAGGCAATTTGTCTGCAGTAGACAGTATAACAAAAACTATTAAGAAACCTACTTCAACTTTACATCCACATTTAAACAATTATACTGCAAATATTCAGAATGTTTATATTACAGAAGTTGGATATGCTCATACACAATATACTACAAAGAATTTAGTAGCATCTAATTCACTACCATCCTTTAGTGATTCTACTTTAGAACCAAATACTCAAAAAATTACTCTTTCTGGTACTTTTAATGGTTCTGATACGATTATTGGTATAACAACCGGTACTCATGATCATAACTTCTTTACTGGAGATGCAATTTACTATACACCACAGAAAGCAGCAAATGGAACCATTATGAGTTTCATGTTTGATGGTGGTAATGGTGGAGAAGGTCTTTATTTTATAGAAAGAATTAATCATAACGACATAAAGTTAGCAAAATCAAATTCCAACCTTTATGATGGAAATTATGTAACAATATCACAAGCGACTGTTCAAACTACTGTCACAAATAATACTTTTGAGAAGTATGATTTCCATAATAAGCAAGTTTTACCACAAAAACTCTTAAGGGAATTTAGTATTCCTGTTTATGATGGAAAGAAATATGAAACAACCATTGGTTATAATGGAATGTTGATTAATGGTGTTGAGGTTATAAGTTATAAGTCAAAAGATCTAGTTTATTACGGAACACTTAAAAATATCAATGTTACTGGTGGTGGATACAATTATGATGTTATGACTCCTCCATTCTTAGCTGTTAATGATGGTGTTGGAGTAGGTGCTACTGGTTATGTCTCAACTAAAGGAAGTTTTGCAGAAATTAGAGTTCTAGACCCTGGATTTGATTATACGGAAGTTCCTACAATATCAATTAGTGGTGGTAATGGAGAAGGTGCCACCGCAGAATGTAAGGTATCAACTGTACCTCATCAAGTTGTCTTTAATGCAGGTCCTCTTTCTCAAACAGTTGCTATAACCACTACTGTAGTTAAGAATAGTCTTGGAATTAATACTGAGGGTAATTACAACGTTGGATTTTTAACATATCACAAATTCCGTAATTATGAGAGAGTTATATATGATACATTTGGAGAGAAAGCACTTTCTGGATTTGACACAGGAGCATTTTATTATGTTAACACAACTCAACCTGATGGAACAGCTAATGCTAATGGAACTTGGGTTGGTAATACTGGTTATACGTGGTATGAAAATAAAACTGTAAGATTACACACAGATTTAAATGAGTGTATCGCTGGTGTTAATACATTACCGTTTAATGGTTTTGGTGAAGGCAACCATGTATTAAGATCTTTAAATGGAAAAGCACAAGTAACTAGTATTAAGGTTACTGATCCAGGTGAAGGATATGAGAATAAGCATAAGACTTGTGGACCAACTGGTATTAATACCGCACTTGATATTATAACAATATGGAATCATGATTATAAATCTGGAGAAGTTATTGAATATAAATCAGATCCTGATGGTGTTTCTATTGAAGGTCTTTCTAGCGATAAAGAATATTATGTTAATGTTCTGGATCAGAACTCATTTAAACTATCTACGGTTGGTATAGGAACTACTGTAAAAGATTTCTATTATAAGACCAAGCAGTATGAAAATTTAAGATCTGTTGGGTTAGCAACTCATAATTTCAATTATCCTCCAATTAAGGTAGAAGTAAGTGGAATTGTTGGTATTGATTCAATAGAAGGAAAAACTTTCGAATGTATTCCTCAACCACTTGTTCGGGGAGAGATTACGTCTATTCATCTAACTGATAATGGTGTTGGATATGGTGCTTCTGAGATATTGAATTTCAATAGGCAACCACGAATTGATATGTACACTGGAAGAAACGGTGAGTTAATGCCAATTGTACATAATGGAGAAATTATTGACGTTGCTATTAATAATAGAGGTGATTCTTATAACACTCCACCTGCAATTTCTGTTGTTGGTGTTGGAACTGGTGCTGAATTGGTCCCAGAAATTGTTGATGGTAAAATTGTAAATGTTAAGATTAACAAAAAGGGAGTTGGTTATGGTGTATCTACAACTGCTCTTAATGTAGAACCAGCTGGAGAATATGGAATTTTCCTTGCAGATCTTGATACATGGCAAGTAAATGAGGTTCAAAAGAACTATGCAAACATTGATGGTTCTGATGTTTTCTTAGAAAAAGCATTAAGAGGTAATCAGGAACTAGAATGTTCATATGCATATGCACCTAGGAGTTTAAGAAAGGTCATTTACCAAAATGATGCCGTAGGTGATCAATTATATGGTATAGAAGATTTATCCCTTTTAAATGGATTAACGGAAGAGGATAAGAGTAGGCATTCTCCTATTATTGGTTGGGCTTATGACGGTCTTCCAATTTATGGTCCTTATGGATATGAGAATAGTAGTGGTGGCGGTATTACACAACTTAGATCTGGATATTCCGTAGATTATAAGGAACACAGACCTCCTCTCGGTGTTTTTCCAGCAGAATTCTTCTTAGAAGACTTTACTTGGAATAGTTCAACTGATGAAAAGTATCTTGATGAGAATAATGGACGATATGGTATAACTCCTGAATTTCCAAAGGGAACATATGCATATTTCTCTACATTCGACACTACACTAACATCGGGCAACTTACCATCAGGTGCTCCTGATCCTTTTGTTAATTATAAGAGACCTGCTTTCCCATATCTACTTGGAAAGTATTATGGTGCTCAACCAAATAATTTTAATACCTTATCAAGGAATAACCAAGAAGAAATTAACTTAAATCAAACCTCTTGGGTTAGAAATACTGAACCTTATGAATTATTACAAGATGATAGTTATTATGATTATGTAAAACAATCTTATAAGTACATAGATCAGGAAACCATTGTTAAGTATGCGGAAGAAGGGTCAATTGATAAAGTTGGAATTGTTACTGGAGGAAAGAATTATGCAATTGGCGATCAACTTATTTTTGAAGATAAAGTTGCTGATAACTTTGGTGCAGTAGCGAAAGTTTCAAAAGTTGTTGGACCAGGAATTGGGACAATAAAAGTAACTAATACTAAGTTGGTAAATATTGAACTTTATCCTTCTGATAGGGATAAGTGGTTTGTTGGATTCCATACAACACCAGTAGGTATTCAGAATAATGATTTGGTCTATCTTGCTGGAATTAATACTACAAATTCTGGACTTGCTGGTAGAAGTTTTAAAGTTGGAATTTCATCTGGTCAATGGATTGTAACACGAGCAATCGGTACAATAGCGGCTACAGGAATTGTTACTTACTTTAATATTGCGGGTGCTTTACCTAATCCAAATGATAAATTAAATACTCAAGAAATAAGAGAAAATGATATTTTAAGAATCGGTGCAGGTACTACTACAGTATCAACTGATATTGGTTATCAAGAACAAGTTAAAGTATTAAAAGTTGATAAGCGCAGTTCCAGAATCAGAGTCTTAAGACAATATAACGATACGGTAGGAATTGCTCATACTATTAGAACAGTTGTAAATGAAGATCCTAGGTGTTTCTTGATTAATGCTGGATTTAGTACATCATTTGATGGCAATATTCAACATGAATATTACTTTGATCCAAGAGAATCTGTTGGATTAAGTACAGTTGCTGGAGTTGGAATTGGAACTACTACAATTATTGAAAATCCTGGTGGTGGAAGATCCAAAGTTTTCCTTCCTGCAAGATCAATTTATCTACCAAATCACAAATTAAATACTGGTGATCAAGTATATTATAATAGAAATACTGGAAATTCTATAGGTATTGCTACAAATGCTTCTAATACTGGTAGTGTTAATCCATATACAACAAATCTTCCTGAAAATGTACCCCTGTTTGTTGCAAGACTTGGTGATGATTATATTGGATTATCAACAGTTAGAGTAAGTATTGGTAATTCAGGTGGTACGAATTCTTATGATACTTATGTTGGGGCTGCTACATCAACCAAAGATCAAGGTTTACTTTTCTTCTTAGGTATTGGAACGGGTAGATATCATAGTTTGAGTGTGAAATATGCAGATACTGTAATTGCAGGTATAGAGAAGAATTTAATAACAGTTTCTACTGCTGGTACTCATGGATTAAGTCATTACGATGATGTCTATCTTACCGTTGATGCTGGAATTTCTACAAATGTACCAATCAAATATAATAAAACAAATAGAAAGTTAATTGCTAGAACTTTAGATTTTACTGCTTCTGGTATTACAACTGCTACTGCAGAAGAGGGTGTTGTATCTGCAATTGAAATCTTGAAGCATGAATTGCATACTGGAGAAAGAGTTATTCATACCTCTACAGATCCTGCTGATGGATTAATAAATGACGAAGAGTATTTTGTATATGTTATCAATAAGGATAAGATTAAATTATGTGGTAGTAGATTCCAAGCATATCAGAGAAGACCTAAATTTATTCCCATTCAGGGTTCAAAATCTGGAATGCTTAATGTGGTTAATCCACCATTAGAATTCTATAAGAATGGTACCGTAACCTTTGATCTATCAGATTCTTCTTTGTCTTATACTCAAGGAGCAACGGTATATCCTGCGTTCTCTTTCCATCTTTATAAGGATTCAAACTTTGTTCATGAATATGATAGTAATGAGATGGAAACAACATTTAATGTTGTTAGAACAGGTACAGTGGGAATTGACGGTAAGTTAACATTAACGGTTAATCAATATACTCCAAAAGTACTTTATTATAATTTGGTTGCAAATACTTCAGTAGACAATCTTCAAGTCAATAAAGAACTTGTATTAGATACAAAGATTGAAGGAAATAATCTTATTTCAATTAAAGGAAGTCGTTATGCTGGTCAATTTAGTATTCTTGCTACTTCTCCCAATACTTTTGAATATGATATAAAGCAGTATCCTGAAGTTCCTGAATATACTGCTCCTTCTTCTAAATTAGACTACGAAACAACTTCAAAAACTGCTTATGGTTCTATTGGATATGTTGCTCTTGCTGATAAGGGAAGAGGATATAAGAGATTACCTGGAATTACAACTGTAAGTACTAAATCAGGATCAGGTGCTCTTTTAGAAGCTTCTAGTGAGACAATTGGAAAAATTAAGACTACAGAGATAGAAAATATTGGTTTTGATTATCCATGTGATTTCACAATGAGACCACAATCGAAACTTCCTCAGATTATTAAGATTGAAGCACTATCTGGACTTAAATTTGTTGGTATTACCTCTTATGGTAGAGGATATAATCAACCACCAGCATTAGTTGTTCTTGATGGTGTTACTAGGAAGAAAATTGATGATGTTGACTTAAGATATAATTTGGAGACACCAGATGAACCTGGATATGTTGATATCATTCAAAACACTTATGGATTATCTAATGTAACTCCATTCATTGTTCCTGTAAACAATCCAAATGGAATTAGAGTCACTAATCTTGTTTATGATTCATCAACTGATAAAGTAACGGCAACATTAAAGGTTGCATACAGTATTCGTGACAATTTTCCAATCGAAATAGGAGATAAACTATTTGTAGAGAATGTTAGTGTTGGTATTGGTTCGACTGGTCAGGGATATGACTCACAGTACTACGATTATCAGGCATTTGAGGTTGAATCTGTTCATCCAAATCTAGGTAATGTTGGTATTGTAACGTATAGTATGAATGGTTTAGTTCCATCGGGTGCAATACCTGGAAACTTTAATTCTGCGTTATCGTCTGGTATACTGGTTCAAGAGAAATTCTTCCCACAATTTAATCCTCAATTAAAACCCAATGTCTTTAATGCTAATGAGGTTGTTAAATCTGAAAGTAGTACTGGTCCAGTACAGGGTCTTGCATATGAGTGGGATGCTGCAAGTAGATGGTTGACTGTTGAGGCTTCTAATGATTTTGAAGTTGGTAAGTTAATCGAATCTTTGGACTCTGGTGCTAAAGGAATTATTAAAGAAATTGTTCTCACATTTGATACAAATTATCTTCTGGATTACTATTCTTTAGTTGATAATGGTTGGGAATATAATACTGGATTCTTAAACGATCCTTTACAGAAAGTGCATGATAATGAGTATTATCAGAGTTTCTCATATGCTGTTAAATCTAGAGTTTTCTATGATAAGTGGAAAGATATTGTTAATACTTTAAATCATACTGCAGGATTCCAGAAGTTTAGTCAACTCCAAGTTGAATCTAAACTTCCTGATGGAAATGCAACGGATTTGCGGGTTGGACTTGCTGGAACTGTTACCGGTATTATAAATCTTCAGAATGAAGAGAGTTTGCATAATATTAATAGTTTTGACCTAGTTACAGAGAATTTAAAAGATAGGGATCCTGCTGCTGGATTCTTCTCAGATGAAGTTACCTTCCAGAATCGTATTCTAATTGATTACGCTGAATCTGTTGGAAACAGGGTTTTAAAAATAGATGATCTGAGTCCACAATTTAGAAGTAGACCACGACTAGAACCTTGGATGGAAGTTGGTAGATGGGATATTTCCAATAATAAAGAAAATAGGTTTATTGTTTATATACGAGATAGGTTATTTACCCAAGAAAGACAAATAATGATGGTCAATGCATTGTACGATCCTCTTAGTGGATATTCAATGTCTAACCAATATGGTGCTGTTGATACTGTGGTTGATTTGGGTCAAATGGATACTGTTGTTGATGGCGATGAAGCAATTTTACAATTCCATCCAAGAAAGTACGAATTTAACAATTATAATGTAATTTCTTTATCATACAATTTAGATGAACTTGGACTCACAACTTCTTTAACAGCAGTTGGTAGTACTACAATTGGTTCATCAGCAACACCTCCAGGAGCACTGGTTAGCATTGGCGCATCGGTTGTTCTGGGATCAGGTGGAACAGAAGTAGAAATTTGTACAGTTGGTACAGCATCTACTACTGGTATTGCTTTAACTACTACTGCTGCTGGTACCCAACAGAATCAATTATTTAATCCTAGATCTGCTAAGATTATTGTTTCTGTAGCAACAACTAACGATACTGCTGAATATACTGAAATAAGTATGATTCATGATGGTACGAATGTAGAATGGCATGATTATGGGCAATTAAGCATTCATTCTAGAAGAGATCCATTAGTTGGTGGTTCTTTAGGAACTTTCCGACCATACTTAGTTGGAGTTGGAACTACTGCGTCATTAAGAGTTGGATATACACCAAATGCAGGCATTCAGACTGCATGGGTTAATACAATGACTATCGGGTTCTCATCAGAATCATTTACTGGAATAGGAACATATGGACTGAAGAATGGTCAAATGATTTCTAAATCTACTTCAATTGCTTCTGCTGGTGTTGGTCAAACTGTTGGTATTGCGAGTTATATTAACGAATTTGATGGTGCATATTGTATCGTTCAGGTTAAAGATACAACTAATGATAGATATGAGTTCTGCGAAGTTATGATGGTAGACGATGATACAAGTGTCTATCTAACTGAGTATGGAAATTTACAAATTGGTTCAGGTGCATTCCTTGGAATAGGTACTATTGGTGGAAAGAGAACAGGTACTGTTTCGGAATTAACTTATACTCCACCTGCTAATACTGCAGTAGAAGTTAAGACCTTTATTAATGCACTTAAAGTTGAAGAAAATTCTGCAGATCCTGCATTAGTAGAACTGCAAAGTGGTTCTATTAGAAGTGGATTTGATATCTATGATGGAACTTTCTATAGTAAAAAGACAGAATTTGATATTTTACATGGTGGTAATGAAGTCTTTAGAAGGAATTTTAATGCAGTTGATACGGAAATTATTAGTTTAACCAATAATACAATTGCTCTTCCAGATCATTATTTTGTATCTGGCGAAGAAGTTGTATATACGGTTAAAGATTCTGGAGAAGCAACAGGTATTGGTACTACTGGAAAGGCTATTGGAATTGCTGCTACGTATTTCCCTGGTATTGGGGCAACGTTAACATACTTACCATCATCAGTTTTTATTATTAAGAAGAGTGAAAGTTCAATTCAATTCGCAAGAAGTGCTCAAGATGCACTAGTAAATCCACCAGTTCCTATAGATTTCACAACAGTTGGTATTGGAACTTCTCATAGTGTTAAATCTAGGAATGGAACTGAAAATACAAGAGCATTGATAGCGATTGATAATATTATTCAGTCACCTATTGTATCAAGTGGTATTGCTGCTTCTTTATCACAAGACCTTGGTGCTTCCGAAGATGTTGCATATTTCACAGGAATAACATCTTTCTATAGTGGGGATGATGTCAAAGTTGATGATGAGATGATGAAAATCGTCCAGATTGGTTATGGATCCACTAATGGGGTTAAAGTTCATCGTCATTGGTTAGGAACTAATATTGTAGGACATTCATCTCATGCGAAAGTTACCAAACTTTCTGGTGATTATAATATTATTGGAAATCAACTTAGTTTCTCTGATGCACCGTATGGTAACGAACCTCCTGTAGGATATTCAACAAGTCGTCCTAATGATAGAGATTGGGTTGGGATAACAACATACTCTCATTTCAGTGGAAGAGTCTTTATGCGTTCTGGTGTTAAAGGATCTGATTATGATGCTTATACTACCAATTATGTACTTGATGATATTTCTCAACAATTTAATGGTCAACGTAAGACTTTCTCATTAGAAGTAGATGGAAGTACTGTTACTGGAATTTCAACACAGAATGGTATTGTTCTAGTTAATGGTATATTACAAGGTTCTGGAGATTTGAGTGATTATACTTTATCTGAGATTTCTGGAATTACCTCAATTACATATACAGGAACTGCTGCTTCTGTGCAGTATGATGTAAATAACGCCAATATTCCTGTTGGTGGTCTTATTGTTTCAGTTGGTTCAACTGAAGGGTTTGGTTACCAACCATTAGTTAGTGCTGGTGCAACCCTCCACTTCAATAACATAGGTGTTGTTACTGCTGTTAGTATTGGTAATAGTGGATCTGGTTATAGAGTACTGCCAGGTAATGTTGGGGTTGGATCAACTGCACCAGGTGGTGTTGGTATTGCAACAGTTGTTAAAGTTGGTGTTGCTCTTTCCACTACAGGTAATCCAACAATTCAATATATTGGAACAGCAGCGGTTCATAATGGTGCTGTTGTAAGTATTGCTATTACTCAAACTAATCCAATTTCTGGAATAGGTACTCAAAATCCAGGAACAGTTGGAACGGGTCAGTCAACATTTAATGCAATAATAGATAATCCAATACCTTATCAAGATATTCCTCTTTGGTATAGTTCTTCTTCACCAACTGGTGGTATTGGTACCTTAGCAAGAGCTAATGTTAAAGTTAGTCAAGGATCTAGTATAATCGATTTTGAAATTACAAGTCTTGGATATGGTTATGGTGCTGGTCAGATATTAACATTACCGACAAGAGATACTTCTCCTGGACTTGCTTATGCAGATGGACAATGTGTTGTAGGAATTCCTACAGTATCTGGTGGAACCGTTAGCGAATTTAAGTTAACCTTAGAGAAGGTTAAGCATGATGAATTTAATATGTGGACTATGGGAGAACTTGATGCACTTGATGATTTTTCAAGTTACTTTGATGGTGCTAGAAAATCGTTCCCAATTACTTTAGGTGGAGAATCATATGCTATTCAAGGAAGAAAAGGATCGAATATATCGATTCAAGAAACTATTATTCTTACTATTAATGATGTTCTACAGGTACCTGGTGAAGGATTCGTCTTTAATGGTGGTGCAAGCATAACTCTTAGTGAAGCACCAAAAGTAGGAGATACTTGCAGATTCTTCTTCTATAGAGGAACTGGTGGTGAAGATGTGAAGGATAGAGATATTGTTGAAACAGTTAAGATGGGTGATGATCTAGTATTATCATATGATCGTAAGTTTAATGGTACACGAGATCTTCTTCAGTTCCCAAGAACTGTTTCAGAAGTTAAATCTTCTGACCAGGTTGATACTAACCAGTACTTTGGATATGGATTAGGGGATGATGATACTGAAGTAAGACCTGTTAATTGGATGAAGCAACTTGAAGATAAGTATATTGATGGAAGAATTGTTCGTAAAGATCGTCCTCTACAAGAACCGAATATCTTCCCAACCGCATATCTAATTCAACCTATTGGTGTTGGATCTACAGCGGTTTGGGTTGATAATTGCAAACCAATGTTTGATCCTGAGAATGAGAACCCAATTAATAGAGATTTCCAGAAGGATATTGAGATTGTAAATGCAAGTAGTCATTATGATAAGTTTGCAGGTGCAGCTGGAACGTCAGTAGTTTCTGCTGCAGGTACTGTGTCCTCGATTACTTTATCGACTGGTGGTAAAGGGTATAGTATTGCTCCAGAAGTTAGAATTTCTACTCCTACTGGTATAGGAGGAACTCCTCTTGCTGGTATTGGAACAACTGCTAGAGCAACTGCAACTGCAACTATTGATGCAGATGGAGTTGTTAGTGGAATTACTATTACTAGTCCTGGACTTGCATATACTAATTTGAGTGTTCCTTCAGTAGTAATTTCTGCTCCAACATATGTTAGAGAAGAAAATACTCTTGATTCATATAGTGGTGATTATGGAATTATTTCTGGAATTGGTACAACATCTTATACGGGTGTAACTACGGGTATTACCTTTGATTTGTTTATTCCTCAACTTTCTCCATTGAGAAATGATAAGATTACAAGTCCTGATGCAATTACGGTATGTGGTCTACAGACTGGTCACTTCTTTATGCTTAACGGAACTAATCTTGGTAGCGGTGTTACATCTATAGATGCCGCAGGTAATTATGTTGGTGTTGGAACAACTGCTCTTGATAATGTATATGAAGTTGCGCACTACACTGGAATAACTACTGTTGGATTTGGTTCAACAGTTCCTGGACCATTGTTAAGGGTAACCACAAGAGTTCATGGATGGAATGGATTAGATGTTGTTGTAGGATGTTCTTCTATGGGTCAGGGTATTAGTAGTTCCTTTATAGGCGAATATAGTTGGGGTAAACTCCAATTTAAGGGTAGAATGAGATCAATAGCATACCCAGTTTCTTTGGTTGATGGTATTACAGGAATCCAAACAGGACCTCAAATTAAGAGGAAGATTGCACTGAAAGCAACGAATTACGTTGATACAGTATTAGATTCTTGATTTCTTTAATAATTGTTGTCTAAATAGATAAAATTAGTATTACTAAACGTAGGTTCAATGTCTGCTATTATAACTGATCAAATTCGAATATTGAATGCGAAGAATTTTGTTGCTGGTGTTTCCACCAATATTAATTCTTACTATGCCTTTGTTGGTTTACCTAATCCAACAAGTCTTCAGTCAGATTGGGATTCTGCACCGCCAGCTCCAGTGGATTCTTTTACATCGTATAATGATTATTATGATACGATGATTGCGGTTAAGAAGATAACTCCTGACGACATTAAGCAGGTTGTTCAGAAGAATCAGTGGAGTTCTGGTACAACTTATGATCTATATCGACAGGATTATAGCATTACTAATGCTCCTAAGAACTCTGGTGGAACTACGTTATATACAGCGAATTATTTTATTGTTAATAGTGACTATAGAGTCTATATTTGTTTGCAGAATGGAACAACACCAGAAACACCTGATGGAAAACCTTCTCTTGACGAACCAACCTTTACGGACTTAGAACCAAGAATTGCTGGTACTTCTGGTGACGGTTATATTTGGAAGTATCTTTATAGTATCAAACCAGCAGACCTTATTAAATTTGATTCTACTGACTTTATGCCAGTTCCTGCGAATTGGGAATCTAATGTAGAAGATAGTGCTATTAGACTTAACGCTGTTGATGGTGGTATTAAAATTGTTGTTATTAAAAATAGAGGAACTGGTATTGGTACTGCTAACCAGACTTATACAAGAGTTCCAATTAAAGGTGATGGATTTGATGCAGAGTGTACTGTTGTTGTTAATAATGACCAGCAAATTGAAAGTGTAACGGTTTCAAACGAAGGATATGGATATACTTATGGTAGTGTTGACTTAGCTGCAGGTTCAGTTCCAACACCAACCACTTCACCGACTCTTGATGTGATTGTACCTCCTCCTGGAGGGCACGGTAAAGACATTTATCGTGAATTGGGTGCTACTATGGCACTAATGTATGCACGAATTGAGAATGATGCAGAAAACCCAGACTTTATAACAGGAAACCAAATCGCTCGAATTGGTATTATTGAAAATCCATATGCATGGGGTTCAACTCAGTTGCTTACTCTTGATAAAGCGGCTGCTACTTATGCTATGAGATTGACTGGTATTGGATACAGTTCCACGACATTTACTGGGGACAGTATAGTTACACAGACAACTGGAACTGGTGTTACTGCTATTGGTAAAGTTATTAGTTACGATCAAATTACTGGGGTTCTAAAGTATTGGCAAGACCGTACTATGGCGGGATTTAGTACCGTTGGTGTTGCATTAACAAATCCAATTTATGGATACGACACGACAAGATTTACTGCAGACCCAGCTGCAGGTGGAGATAGGATCATCGTTGGAGGTAGTGCTAACCTATCAATTAGCACAGCATTTGCAGGTCTCTCTACTTCAATAAATAATAGAACATATTACCTTGGACAATCATTTACTAAAGGATTGGCAAATCCAGAGATTGACAAATATTCTGGAAATATGATTTACATTGATCAAAGACCATCTATTACTAGATCTTCTAATCAAAAGGAAGACATCAAAATTATATTGCAGTTCTAATTAACTATGGCTCAACAAACCAATTTAAACGTTTCACCATATTTTGATGATTTTGATCCAAAATCTGGATATCATAAGGTGCTTTTCAAACCTGGATATCCTGTTCAGGCTAGAGAATTAAGTGGAATGCAGTCTATTCTGCAGAATCAACTTGAGAAGTTTGGTCAACACTTCTTTAAAGAAGGTGCAAAGGTAATTCCTGGAAATACTGCATATTCTCCAGAATATTTTGCTGTAGAACTGAATAACACTCATCTAGGAGTGCCTGTCGATTATTATATTGAACAATTAGTTGGTAGAAAAATAATTGGATTAACCACAGGTGTAACTGCAATTATTAATAAGGTCTTAGAGGCAGAGATGTCTGAAAGGGGTAATTTGACCATTTATGTTTCATATATTTCAGCTGGTGTTGAAGATAGTTCTATAAAAGTGTTTAATGATGGGGAACTTTTAACTGCAGATAGTGACATAACCTCTGGTCCAGAGAATAATGCTTATATACCTTCAGGGGAATCATTTGCATCATGTATACCGAATGATGCAACTTCTACTGCAGCATCCTTTTCAATATCAAATGGTGTTTACTTTATAAGAGGAAATTTTGTAAATGTAGAAGATGAAACTATTATTTTAAGTCAATATGATAATTCTCCTAATGGTAGAATTGGTTTAAGAATTGAAGAAGATATTATTAACGCTGATGAGGATGAAACCCTATCAGACAACTCTAAAGGATTTAATAACTATGCTGCACCTGGTGCAGACCGTTTAAAGATTACATGTAGTTTATATTCAAAACCGTTAGATGATTTTAATGACTCCAATTTTATTGAATTAGCAGTTATTGAAGATGGGACTCTGCAGAGTCAAACCACTAACACCAAATATAATTATATCGCAGATGAACTTGCACGTAGAACACATGCAGAGTCTGGTGATTATACTGTAACTCCTTTTGATGTTATCGTAAAAAATTCTTTAAATGATCATCTTGGAAATAATGGTGTTTATGATGCTGGTCAATTTACTTCCGGTGGAGAATTAGCCAGTGACGATCTTGCAATATATCAGTTTGGTCCAGGTAAGGCATTTGTAAAGGGATATGAGATAGAAACAATTAGTTCTACTTATATGGATGTTCCAAAACCAAGAACAACTAAGAGATTAGAAGGTCAACAAGTTCAATATAAAACAGGAAGTACCTTATCAGTTAATAATGTTAAGGGATTGCCTACGATTGGAATTGGTAATACTTATATTGTCAGTTTAAGGAGTGAAAGAATAGGAATTGGTCAATCTCTAAGTACAGCATCAGGTCAAGAAATTGGTGTTGCTAGGGTTTATGATTGTGCGTTAGAATCTGGTTCATATTCAACCTCAAATAATAATCAGAATATTTGGGATATTTCCCTTTATGATGTTCAATTATCTTCTCGTATAACATTAAATGAAATAGTTTCCCTTAGTATTCCAACTTATGTAAAAGGAAAGTATAGTGGTGCTACTGGATTCTTGAAGGATGCAGTTACTAATAGTACTTCTTTAGATATTTATGAAAAGTCTGGAGAATTTTTAGCTAATGAACCATTTGAATTTAATGGTACACCAAACAATCGGGTTGCTATTGCAGTAACTTCCTATGGAATGGGTGATGTTAAATCAATTTATGGTGGACCAGATTTAGGTAATGTTGGTTCTGCAAGTACATTTAATTCAGACACACTACAAAAACCTCATTTTACAATTGGTGGTGCTAGTATTACCGCTAGAGCACAAGCAACTGGAAAATCTGTAGTTACTAGTGAGAATCCATTATTCCCAGGAGATCTAAAAGTAAATAATATTCTTCAATTTGGTGGATTTGGAAACAATGAATCTTCATATGCAAGAATTACTGATGTAACAACTACTAGTGTTAGTATAACTGGAGTTACAACTGTTACTGGAGTTGTAGAAGGGGAAATACCTCAGGTTGGTGCTACTACTTTGTATGTTCCAAATATGCAAGTTATAAGTACTCCAATTTCAGAGTCAACAGAGACTAGTTTATATACATTAATGCCCAAACCCTTTATTTCTGATGTTGATTTAGAAGATGCAGTATTGACTATTAGAAAAGCGTATACTGTTGATGTAGATGGTACAAATGGTCAACTTACAACATTATTGGTTACAGACACAAATGAATCATTTACTCCTTATGATGAAGAGAGATATGCATTTACTAGATCAGATGGTACAACGGTAGCACTTACTGACGATATGTTCTTGTTTACTGCAGGGGCTACTCAGTTGCAACTTAAGAATTTAGGATCTTCAGATATTGGGGCTACATTAATAGCAACATTAAAGAAATCTAAACCAACTGCAAAGATTAAGAGAAAGAATAGAGTAAATTCTATTATTGTTAATGCTTCAAAACTTACACAGTCTGGTATTGGTGCAACAACTAAGAATGATGGTTTGGTTCCTGGTAATTTCCCAATAGGAACTAGAGTTCAAGATGAAAAAATTGTATTAAATTATGGAGATATTGTTGATATTCTTGGTATTTTTGAATCTAATGATGTTGGTAATGCAACTGCACCAAAGATGATTCTATCTTCATTAACCGGTTCTTCTGGAAAAACTGAAGATTTGGTTGTGGGTGAGAAAATAATTGGAGAAAATAGTGGTGCTATAGCATATTGTGCAGAAAAGATAACTAATGCACAAATCACATATCTTACTCAGAATGAAACTGGATTTGAAGAAGGTGAAGCAGTTACTTTTGAAGAATCAAAAGTTAAAGGTATTGTAACGACATTAGATGCACCTAGTCGGAATATAAGTGCAAACTATAGTTTTGATAGTGGTCAAAAAAGTACGTTCTATGATTATGGATTTATTCAAAGACGAACTAATGCTAAAGCACCAACAAAGAGTTTAAAAATTTATTTCACCAATGGTTATTATGAGGATAACGATGAAGGTGATATTACAACAAAGAATTCTTATGATACTTGGGATTATTCTGCTGATATTCAGACTATTAATGGTGAAAGAAATACTGATTCAATTGATATAAGACCGAAAGTTGGTACATATACTGTAGTTGAGGGTGCAAGATCACCATTAGAATTCTATGGTAGATCCTTCACTGCATCGGGAAATTCAGCTGCTAATATTTTGGCATCTGATGAATCTATTATTACAAATTTCTCATTCTATCTTGGTAGAACTGATAGAGTTTTCTTATCAAAAACTGGAAATTTCCAAATTCAATATGGTGATCCAGCAGAAAAACCAGTACAACCTGTAGGGATTGATGACGCATTAGAAATTGCAACAATATCGTTACCTCCTTATCTTTTCATTATGGAGGATTCTACAGTTGACTTCTTATCTCATAAGAGATATAGAATGAGGGATATTAGAGATCTTGAGAACAGAATCAAGAATCTTGAATATTATACTTCTTTGTCCATGCTTGAATCAGAAACAGCAAATTTATTTGTTCCTGATGCTGATGGTTTAAATAAATTTAAATCAGGATTCTTTGTTGATAATTTTACATCTATTAGAGCACAAGAAGATGATGTTAAATTAAGGAATAGTATAGATCCTCAAGAACAAGAAATGAGGCCACAACACTATACAAGTTCTATTGATTTGATGGTTGGACCCGTTGAAGGTATTGATGCTAGTACAGATACTGAATTTTTAGTACCAGAAGGTACAAATATAAGGAAAGGTGCAGGTGTTGTTACACTTGATTATACTGAAAAGGAATGGTTGAGTCAGCAATTTGCAACTAGAACAGAAAGTGTTACTCCATTCTTGGTAAGTTTCTGGCAATTATCTGTAAAATTAACACCATCGTCTGATACTTGGACAGATACTGCAAGAATTAAAGCAAAAATCACTAAAACTGAAGGTAATTTTGCTGGAATTATGGCCCAGGCTCAAAATCAGTGGGGAGTTGATCCACAAACTGGTCTTAGTCCAATTTTATGGAATGCTTGGGAGACTAATTGGACAGGACAAAGGCATAATGATCGTCATGAGCAAAGGGACGTGAAAAAAACTAAGAAAAAACGGGTTATTATTAAAAGAGGATGGATTAATGGTGGTAGAGGAAGATCAAGAATACGAGATGATAAAATTACTAAAGTTAAAACCTTACAAACTACAACTAGGGATACTTATGATACCGGAGTTTCTACTAGAGATGGTATCAAAAAGATAGTTACTGAACAATGGGATAATGAATCTTTAGGAGATAAGGTTGTTAGTAGAGACATTGTTACGATAATGCGCTCTAGGAATGTTGAGTTTAGATGTACTAAGACTAAACCATTAACACAACTTTATGCATTCTTTGATAATCAAGCTGTAACAAAATATTGTACTCCAAAACTACTGGAGATCACTATGAATAGTGGTAAATTCCGTGTAGGTGAAACTGTTATTGGGACAATGCCTGGATCTGGTGTACAACCAGAAGGTACTGATAAAGCTTTCATAAAGTTTAGAGTTGCACAGGCAAACCATAGGACTGGACCATATAATGCACCAAAAGAGGTTTATAAGAAAAATCCTTATCAATCTCAAGTTGGAGCAACTGGACTTGAAACATTCTTAGGAACACCTGGAACTGTTCAACTTAAGAGTTCTGGTAGTGCAGATATGCCTTCTACATATTCAGCAACTTCTACAATATTGAATATTGATACATTCTCACTATCTGACCAACCACAAGGTGGTTACTTTGGATATGCTAGTACGGGGATGGAGTTAAGAGGAAATTCGAGTGGAGCTCAAGCAAAAGTTAGCAACTTGAGATTGGTATCTGATCTTAGTGCTAATCTAGTTGGAACTTACTATATTCCAAATCCAAATACGGGCAATCATCCTAAATTTGAAACTGGAGTGAGGACATTTACTTTAATTGATAATCAGAATAACGATCAAAATGATACTGATACGTTTGGTTCAGATAATTACACTGCTAGTGGAACTTTAGAAACAGTTCAAGAAACAATTATTTCTACTAGAAATGCTGTAGTTACTCAGAAAAATCACAGTGCAACAAAATCAGCTGAGAGATTTAGTGGTTCTAAAGTTATTGCGAAAGATGTTGTTATTAGTACTAGAGATAGTGTAAAGGAAGGAAAACCACGTTGGTATGACCCTCTAGCACAATCCTTCCAGGTTACAGAAGATAAAGGGATCTTTGTTACTAGTTGCGATATTTACTTCAAGACTAAGGATGACATGGATATTCCCATGACTTTCCAACTTAGAACAATGAAGGATGGTACTCCAACACAAAAGGTTATACCATTCTCCGAAATTGTTAAGAGTCCCGATCAGATTAATCTTTCATCAACAGGAACTGTTGCAACTACGTTTGAATTTGAAGCACCGGTGTATCTTGCGGGAGCAAATACAGAATATGCAATTTGTCTCGCATCGTGGTCAACGAAATATCAAGTGTTTATTTCTAGAATTGGAGAGTCTGATTTATTAACTGATGAATTTATTTCTCAGCAGCCTTATTTGGGATCACTCTTTAAATCGCAGAATGCTTCAACTTGGGATGCTTCTCAGTGGGAAGACCTTAAGTTTAAGATGCGAAGAGCAATATTTAAGACAAATGGAACTATGGAGGTTTATAATCCAGTTCTATCTGAAGGTAATGCACAAATTCCGGTATTGCAACCAAATTCTATTAACGTACAATCAAGAATGATTAGAATTGGTATAGGATCAACTCTTCAAGATACTGATCTTACTATTGGTAATACTATTAACCAAACTGGATCCAATGCAACTGGAGATTATGTTGGAAATGCTGGTATTGGAACTAGTGCGATGGGAGTTATTAATGCTGGTTTGGGATATACTCCAAGTGCAGGTGAGTATGGATTTATCGGTGTTGGACTTACTAATGTAACATCTAGTGGCGATTATATGTATGCTGATGTATTTGTTGCTGATGGTGTAGCAGTTGCTGCAACAATAACTTCCTCTAGTAGCGGATTCTCTGCAGGAGATGTTCTTGGTATTGCAACAATTGGAAATTCTAATGTTGGTAGAAATGCTAGACTTTCAGTTGTTTCCATTGGTCAGACAAATGAACTACTTCTTGATAATGTCCAAGGAAACTTTGTGACTGGAGTTGGTAAAACAATGTCGTTTGTTCATCCTATAACTGGTATTACGACACAGTTAAACTCAATGACTGGTGGAATGGTTTATCCTGAGAAGATTACTGTGGTTCAGGATGGACTACATTTTACGGTTGATCACAAGAATCATGGTATGCATCATGAACTTAATAGAGTAACTCTAGAAGAGATTGGATCGGATGTTCCTGCAACAAAGATAACTTTACCTTATAACACTAATTCTAGTTCAAATATAAGTGTTGAAACTGATGGTAATTTTGGATTATTTGAAAATGTTTCTGTTGCAACAACAAACCCAGGATTAGCAAGGATTGGGGATGAAATTGTTAAGTATACTGGAACTTCTGGTAACACTCTTACTGGAATAACAAGAGGATCTGATAAGAGGAATTATATAAAAGGAACACCTATTGTGAAGTATGAACTTGGTGGAGTTTCTCTTTCTAGATTTAATAAAACTCATAAATTAAGTGATATCACTGATAGGGATCCAGATCCACTATCCTTTGATCATTATACTCTTAAAATTGAACAGGGCACTTTAGAAGGAGCGGGTAATGCTACTGCTGTTGATAGAAGTAGTTCTACTGCAGGTAGTAATCCAGTACTTTATTGTAATGATACAAAATCTGCTGGTGGATACTATACAACGGCATCACAGAACATGCCTTTCCAGATCATCAACCCAACTATTCAGAACGTAACTGTTCCAGGAACCACTGTAAGTGCGACTATGAGAACTATTTCTGCTGCTAATATGGGAGAATGTGATGGTCAAGGTGCTGATCTTCCATTCCTTGATCAAGGATATGAAGTTGTTACTTTAGGTGCTTCAAATTATCTAACTTCTGCAAGGATGATCGCCTCTAGAACTAATGAAATAAACAATGATGTATTTGAGAATTTCCCAGGCAGAAGATCTTTTGGTATGACGATTAGGTTACAGTCATCAGATCCTAGTTTAAGTCCTGTTATTGACTTGCAGAGAATGAGTGCAATTTTAGTTTCGAATAGAGTTGACGAACCTGTGCAGGATTACATTACTGATAATAGAGTTTGTACACTGGAGGATGATCCTACGGCATGTATGTACATTTCTAAGGAGAATATTTTAGAAAGTTCTGCAACTTCTATTAAGGTTATGATGCAGGCACATATTAACCAGGATTCAGATATTAGGGCATTTTATTCAATCAGTGATAAGTCAAACTTTGAACCAATATTCATCCCATTCCCTGGATATAAGAATTTGAATAATGCGGGTGAGGTTATTGAACTAGATAAGAGTGATGGAAACCCTGATAAGAGGGTCCCTCTTTCTGATGCAGGTGGATTTATGTCTTCTGAATTGGCTTTTTCTGATTATGATTTCACAGCAAACAACTTACCACCGTTTACTTCATATAGAATTAAATTTGTTCTTACTTCAACAAATCAGACTTATGTTCCAAGAGTTTCCAATTTGAGAGTTATTACCCTAGCATAATATGGATTATCAAAAAGTAAAAGAACATAAACACTTACTTAGGGATCCAGAATCGACTCATATAATGAATACCGATTCAGTTGGATACCAACAGTATATGGCTCGTCGTGCAGCAAAAGCATCTGAAAAGAAGAAAGCAACTCACGTTGAGGGGGATTTGGATGTTATGAAAACTGATCTTGATAACCTGAAAGGTGAAATTAGTGAAATTAAGTCTTTACTCAAGGAGTTAGTCTCGAATGTCAACTAAGAAGATTACGTTTGATCCAGATGCTGGTGTTGCGTATGCTGCTAATTTAGTGCTTCTTGGGGGAGCAAACTTTAAGGCTAATTTTGAAGTTGTAGATACTTCAAATGCTAATTTTGATTTCTCTGGTTATAGTGGATCGTCTCAGATGACCAAAAGTGTTGCTGTTGGATCTACTGGTTTTCCTGCTGCAACTTTTGCTGTTGGATTTACAAGTGCTGTAGGCGGTAAGTTTAACATTTCTTTAGGAGCTACTGCTTCTAGGACCTTAAATGAAGGACGATATGTTTATGATGTTATTGTTAGTTCTGGAACGACTTTCTATAAAATTGTTGATGGAACAATTTTAGTCCAACCAGGTATATCATCTGCACCATAAATATTGATAGAGGTATAGTATAAATGTCCCAACCGTCCACCAGATCAGAACTAAAGCAATATTGTCTACGACAATTGGGAGCTCCTGTGCTGGAAATTAATCTCGCTGATGAACAATGCGAAGATTTAATCGATGATGCAGTTCAGTTTTTTCAGGAAAGACATTTTGATGGTGTCTATCCAACATTTATGAAATATCAGTTAACTGAAACTGATATTAAGAGAGGAAGATCTCGTGGGGATCGGGATGATAATGTAGGAGTAACTACTACTACAGCAACTGCAACAATTGATGGAGGAACAACTACATTTAGTTGGACAGAGACTGGTAATTATCTGCAAGTTCCACCAGAAGTTATTGGAGTAACAAAAATATTTCATTACGATGGTTCTAACACTGTTACTAATAATATGTTCAGTGTTAAATATCAGTTATTTTTAAACGATATCTATTACTGGGGTTCTACTGAGATATTAACTTATGCAATGACTAAAACATATCTTGAAGATATTAATTTCTTATTGACCACTCAGAAACAAATACGATTCAATAAGCGTCAAGATAGATTATACTTAGATGTTGATTGGGCAAATGTTACAGAAGGTGATTATATTGTTATGGATTGTTATAGAGCAATGAATCCAAATGATTATGGAAGAGTTTGGAATGATTCATTCTTAAAACCATATTTAACTGCACTTATGAAGAAGCAGTGGGGGCAAAATCTTGTTAAATTCCAAGGAGTAAAACTTCCTGGTGGAGTAGAGTTAAATGGTAGACAAATCCTTGACGATGGAGAAAAAGAATTGGAAAGGATCCGTGAAATGATGTCTAACACTTACGAACTTCCACCGTTAGATATGATAGGTTAAGATTATGGCACTTAACCCGTTTTTTCAGCAAGGTTCATCAGGAGAACAAAGTCTCGTTCAGTCATTGATTAATGAGCAACTAAGGATGTATGGTGTTGATATACACTATATGCCTAGAAAATATGTTTCAGAAAAGACCATATTAAAGGAAGTAACTCAGTCAACATTTGATGATGCATATCCTATAGAAGCATATATTGATAACTTTGAGGGATATGGAGATAACCCAACAATGTTGTCGAAGTTTGGTATTCAGGCAACTAATGAGGTAACGTTAATAATTTCCAAAGAAAGATTTGAAACTTATATTTCTCCCTTGATGAAGAATGAGGCAAATGTAAAATTATCTACCAGACCTAAAGAAGGGGATTTGGTTTATTTTCCATTAGGAGATCGTTTATTTGAAATCAAGTATGTAGAGCATGAAAAACCATTTTATCAACTTAAGAATACTTATGTTTATGAATTGCGTTGTGAACTCTTCCGTTATGAGGATGAGGTTATTGATACTGGGGTTGATGAGATTGATGATACCTTAGAAGCAGTTGAAGGTGTTGATGGTGAAGAAACTTTAATTGGTTCTACTGCAACTCAAAAGTTAACTCTTGTAGGAAGTGCTGTACAAGCAACTGCTATAACTGGGAAACTTAATGGTGGTGTTCAGCAAATATTCCTTACAAATAGGGGTAATAGTTTTACCTATGCTCCAAGGGTAGCAATATCTTCTGCACCAGCTGGAGGTCTAACTGGTATAGCAACTGCAAATTTACTTGGTGGTATTGCAGTATGTTCTGGTGCTATTGATGATCCTAATAAAAGGGTAATCCAAACAGTTAATCTAGTAAATCCAGGTTATGGATATACTGATAATCCTTTAATAGAATTCTTTGGTGGTAGTGGCGTTGGTGCTGCTGCTACTGCTCAGATGGCGAATGGTACTGTGGGTATTGTTACGATCACTGCAGGCGGTTCTGGGTACACTACATCACCTACAATTACCTTTACTGGTGTATCAACAGTTTCTGCTGCTGCTACAGCAATTGTAAGTACTGCTGGTACAATCTCTGCTATTCATTTAACCAACGCTGGTGCGGGTTATACTGTTCCACCAACGATGGCGATTTCTACACCAGGAAGCAGTGGTTCAGGAGATTTCTCCTTTAATGAGACTATTACTGGAGGCACAAGTGGTACTACTGCAAGGGTAAGAATTTGGAATTCTGTTACAAGTGAATTGGAAGTTTCTAATATTACTGGTAGTGGATTTAAGATAGGAGAGACACTTACAGGCGGAAGTTCTGGTGCAACTCAGGTTATACGTTTGATTGATTTAACCAATTTTGATGACGCAGGATTTGCTGATAATGATGACTTTGAAATTGAAGCAGATGATATCCTTGACTTCTCTGAGGGTAATCCTTTCGGGCAACCATAAATATAATATACAAGGTATATAACAATGTTTGAGTATTTTTATAACGAAATTTTTAGAAAGACCCTTATTTCCTTTGGTACTCTTTTTAATGACATTAGCATTAAACAAGATAATGCTGTTATAAAGGTTCCATTGGCATACGGACCAACTCAAAAGTTTTTAGCAAGATTGGAGCAATCTCCTGATTTGAGTCAGAAAGTTGCTATGTCATTACCAAGAATGTCCTTTGAATTTACTGGACTTAATTATGATCCTTCTAGAAAAGTCACAACAACTCAACAGATTACCGTAAAGGATCCTGATAACGGGACAAATACTAAGAAAGCATATATGCCCGTTCCATATAACATGCAATTTGAACTTGCTGTTATGACGAAGTTGAACGATGATGCATTACAGATTGTAGAGCAAATATTACCATATTTCCAACCACAATATAATTTAACAGTTAAACTTGTAGAAAGTATTAAAGAGAAAAGAGATATACCAATTGTCTTAGAAAATGTTACAATGCAAGATGATTATGAAGGAGATTATACAACACGTAGAGTTCTTCTTTATACATTAAGATTTACTGCAAAAACATATCTATTTGGTCCTGTTACATCTGCTACTGCCGACATCATTAAAAAAGCAAGCGTCAGGTATCTTGCTGGTGGATCTAAGAGTACAGAAAGAGATATTACATATTCTGTTACTCCAAGAGCAACTAAGGATTATACTGGAGATGTTGTTACTAATCTCACAGAGGATATTGATGCAACTACTACAACAATGAATGTTGCTGATGGTACCGCAATTACTGTGAAGAAATACATTGATGTTGATGGTGAAGAGATGTACGTTACCAAGATTACTGGTAACAAACTAACTATTGAGAGAGGTAAGGATGGTAGACTTGCAATTGATCATTTAAATGGTGCAGAAATTAAGGGTATTGATTATACTGGAACAGAGGATAGTGATTTGGTAGAGATGGGTGATGACTTTGGATTTAGTGGTACTATTACATGAAAATGACTAATTTAGATGATGCCTTTAATGTGGAGTCAACTATCGTTCCTGCTAGGGAAAATGTTGGGATAACTCCCGAACAAAAACCCGATAGACTTACTAAGAATGATGTTGAAAAAGATTATGAGTATACTCGTGGTAATCTTTACAGTATTATAGAGAAGGGTCAGGAAGCAATTAATGGTATTCTAGAACTTGCACAAGAGAGTGAGATGCCTAGAGCATATGAGGTTGCAGGACAGTTAATTAAGAGTGTCTCTGATGCAACTGATAAGTTAATGGATCTCCAGAAGAAATTAAAGGATGTAGAAGAAGAGACAAAACAGAAAGGTCCTTCTACTGTTAATAACGCATTGTTTGTTGGGTCAACTGCAGAACTACAAAAACTATTAAAATCTGGACTACCTGAGAAATCTAAATAACAACGGGAGAGAAATCCCAAAGTACTTTTAGTATCCATACAATGTCGGACCAGTTACCGTCACTCGATGATCTACTCGAAGAGAGTAAACTTCCATCAGTAGACGATTTTATAAAAGAAGAAGATTTACCTTCGATTGACGACTTCGTTAACGAGGAAGATACTTATTCACAGAAAGATAAAGAACTTAAGAAAACTAATA